GGATGAAACCATTGAAGCGAATGGAGAAAAATACCATCCTCTTCTATCTCCCACTGCAAATTATCTCGCTCGGCTTTTATATTTTCAACCTTTTGGCCTAAGTCATTATGAGTATAATGATTATCTACATTTCCATCATGAAGATCTTGAAGAATAAGCCGTCTTGGCATGATCTCACTTATAAGATTTTTTTCTTCTTTATCCCCTTCATTTGTAAATCCAAAAGTTTTAATAACGTCTTTTGGGTTTGCCAAATCTAGTTTACCGACATGAATATCACCCGGCATAAGATAATCGGGACGCGCCAAAGGATCGGCTTTATAATCGATTAAATCGGCCACCCCATTATTAACATACCAATTTAGGTCATAGAAAGACCCATCCGCATCCGCGTTCACATGTCTACAAAAGACCCTTCCTTCATCATCAAACTCAGCCACCACAAAACCAAAAATATGATGAAAGATTGATTTTAAACCAGCCTTCTTGGCAATCACCTTCGGGATTGTGATTGATCCCGTGGATAGGATTTGAGAGCATAATTGATCGGGATCGGTGGTGGGAATCGAAACAAGGTTCTGTTTCGAGTGCGGGACCACGCACCATTTTCCACGGCTATAAGAAACCAAATCATTGATCGGGGTCGCAGCCGTGGTGAGAATATTCGTCTCGGCCGAAAAGAAAAAATTTGGGCCAATATCCATGCGGCCGAAGCAAAGATACCTTTCAATCGACTCGTCATAGGTTCGACAATGTTCGGCGTTCTCGGTCCACCAAGACGTTTCATAAGTAGTCGGCCCAACCACGATATCAGCCCCCCGCTCTTTGGCGTAGGCTTCCATATTTTTTAGAAGGGGAAGGTTCACTTCGGTGGCGTTTTGCGCCCTTGTAAACAGGAATCTACGACCTTTATAATCTTCGATGGGGGCTACCCGCAAGACATCCGAAATATAGACCTGTGGTGCTCCGGGACGCTCTATAAGGGTTCCCATCATTGGGTTAAAAGATGATGCGACTCTTGCCTCCACAATCAAGGATTCTGGGTTAATAACAGGATATTGGCTTTTTGTTATGATATGAGTAAGAGTATCCGCTAAACTTTGAGCCCGGCTCTCGGTTGCCTCATTCACATCCGTTACTATTTTTTGTGGAATATTAGAATCTAGGCCCAATGTGTATCTATAAACACTTTTGCGATGCACTCCAAGTTCTTGGGCGATCCGATTCTTAGATAACCCTGCCTTATACATAAGAACGGCTTTTTCCTGTAAACTCATAATTGCCCCATATAATTGGTTTTAACCCGTCTAATTTGACCATCCGAGGATGCTTCATATGGCCAATATTCTATCTTTTGCCAAACTACCATTGATATTCCTTAAAATATCTTTTTGTGGGCAAGCCACTGGTAAAAAAGATCATCTTCCCGAGCATGAGGTTCAAATTCATAAGGAAGCTCGTAATACCTAGTTTGCGTTTCGTTTATAATTTCACCTTTAAAGCGCAAGTATGGGGGATAGAAGGTTGCGGATAGCTCCCCACGCGCAAACTGCCTTGCGTGTATAAGTTCGTGCGCAATAGAACAAATCGTGGTCTTATAAGATAAATTATTATCAATCTCCAAATCAAACATCCGAGAATTTCGGGGCTGATCTGTACAATTTATATCCGCCATGGCGCATTCTTTTCTAAGCTTATCCTTGATAAGCCTTACCTCAACATAGATATTTCTTGAAAGTCTTGGCTTAAAAATAACGTCACAAAGGTACTCGGTGGCGAGCTTAATCTCTTTCTTTGTGTGTTTTGTTCGCCCCTTTACCAGAACCGCCGCCACTGCTATCCTCTGGGTAGATGTTCTTGTATTTATCCCCAAGGAAGATATCGAGCGGCTTTATGTCCATCGGAAGCTTTATTTTCTCGTGTTTTTTGGCCGAGAAAGTAATCGCGTGGACTACTTGCCAAAGAGCGAATTTACCCGACATTTTTAAATCGTTCCCAAAATTGCTTCCAAGCCAAAACAAAACCTAGCGCAATCAATGCTAAAACCGATACAATAAAATTATCATCAGCCGGAGTGCCGTGATTTGAGTGTCTCATTTAATTCCTTGTATTTATGTAATCTTTAACTAAACTTACATGAATCCTAATTTAGATGCTTCAATTATAAAAGATTTGACAAGAGGGCCTCTCACTATATCTTCAATTCCAAATTCTATACAAGAAAAACTAGGCATCTTTTCTATAATTTTCTTAAAATTAACGAATCCAGCCTTTTCATCGGCGTATTTGAAGTCCGTCTGGCGCCAATCCCCACAAATCACAATCTTCGTATTGTTCCCCATTCGAGTGATCACGGTGCTAAGTTCGGCCCAATCTAAATTACTCGCTTCGTCAAGCACAATGAATGTGTCATCTAGAGTCGTCCCGCGAAGAAATGACGTTAGTTTGAAATCGATCTGGTCTCGTTTCTTGAGAGTCTCATAAGCTTTATCGTTTCCAAACAATTCACCGCATATTCCACGATATGGGATTTCATATTCTTCACTCTTTTCCTCGGGACCGCCGGGAAGGAAACCCACCTTACGGACTTCCACAGCGGATCGAATGATCGTGATGGACTTATATTGCTTGGTATTGAGCACCTCATGAAGACCAAAATATAACCCCACAAAAGTCTTACCGGTCCCGGCTGATCCATGAAGGAATAAATGTTTACCTTTTTCAAATTCCTTGAACGCATGATTTTGGTTCAAAGTCATGGGCCTAATTTCTTTAAGGCGAAGATCATTACGAGGTTTTTTAGTGCAATCGTCAAAAATAACTTTGTCTGACAATGGAAATGCAGCCCGTCTAGTCATACGTTTGGACGTTATTTTTCGCCTCCTCTATTAAACCCTCAAAAATCGTGAACTGTAGCCCCTCTATGAGAATGCTTAATATCCGTTAATCTTTCCCTAAATGCTCCACCTGGCTTGTGAAGACCCAAAAGAAGTGGATCACCTAAATTAACCGAAGTAGGAGGTAGTTGTTCAAGATGTGGATGCTCTTTAATAAAAATTTCATAATCAGAAATCGACATAAATTGAACAGTTTCTAATCCATTTTCGCGGTTTCTAAAATGGTAAGTCGGAATTATTATTACTCCTATTTCTTTTCTTTTGGTTCGATAGGTTCTTCTTGGACGGTTCTTGTCTTACGAAGCAGCCTATCTTCTCTATTCTTTTTCTTCTTATCTTTCTTGTCATCAAATTCATCATACTCAATATCGGTCTTAATAGTGCGCCCCATGGTAGTTTTTTAACTTATACCTTTTTCTTGATTAAATTTAATAATGGCCGCATTTGCATCTTCAAGTGTTTTATATACTCCAAGATAATATTTCTTTTTTTGAAAAACCTTCAATGCTTGCCATCTCTGTTTGTCTTTAAGCCAACAAACTCCAGGAAGCTTTATTGTTGGTTTTACTATATTTTCAGAAATTTCATTTACCAAAACACCGGGAGAAGCCGAACGTCTAATATTTTCCGCTATTTCTTGAACAAGATTTTCCGCTACATCTTCGATAGTTGCAGTAGCACCCGATCCATGACGGAGCACAATTGGAACACCGGACGTCCGTTTTTCCGGGAGTTTGCGATCCGCATATGCCGTCGCAGAAGTCATTCTATCCACCCCGGGAGCCTCACACACGGCTTCTAACTCCTTTGGCGGGGTGAACCTACCTAGAAGTCCCGGGAAGGCTTCCGCAACCAAATCAGCGGTCACATGCGGGGTAAGGATACATTTATCCTTGGCGTAGCAAAGAAGTTCGGCATCTTTGGGATCAATGGACTCCAAGGTTGAGACGAAAAGGGCCTCTCGTTTGGAGGGACGCAAGTTCGCATAGCTTCCGCCCTTGATGAACATTTCGTAAATCTTAGGCATCAACCGGTAAAGTTGTCCCTGTTGATCCATTTGCTCACATGGACGATAAGGAGGAGCCCCGGGGGGAAGAAGCCACTCAATATCCGGGTCATATGTGAATTTTAAGATGCCTCGGAGCGGCTCGGAATTATGCCGACGAAGGAACTCGATTTGGTCTTCGCGACGATGAATTTTGGAGGTTAGTTCTAGAACTTCAGCTAGGCCAAGTCTCACTTGGTTATATCCTTAAGTGCTTTTGCAAGCGGGGTTAAAATATCGCGCAATTCTTCCATGTATTTAATTTTTTGGCTTTCATTATTCAATGTGTCTATTTTCTCAATAACCTTATCACATGAAGTATAAAAATCGTCATAGAACTTGTTAAGTTCATTAACGTCTGTCATTCGATATCCTTATTTATTTTGAAGAGCGGTGTTGGCGGTCTCTTTGGTTTTCTTTTGCTTACGCGTTCGAAAAATGATATTGAGATCGTCCCTAAGCGTCAAGTTGCCCGGCTCATTTTCCGTAAATATGTTCATGGCGATCTTATGAAAAGCGTGGGGTAAATCATATTTTTGATAGAGATATGCCCTAAGAGCTTCCACCACCAAAGACCCCCTATGATCATCGCCCTCATCCGATGATGAAAAACCTAAGATATCGAGGTGGTCGAATAAGATCGGGATAGTCATCCCAATAGCTTCCTCTACATACATTTCCTTGAAGTTTGTCATTGCGAGTTCAGCTTCGGCTTCCTCTTGAGGGGGACGCCGCTTGAACTTCATCTCTTTCTTGAAGGGGACTACGTTTGACTTTTTTTCATCTGACATAGCGCTTCCTTCTATAGGGACACTCCCTTTATTTATGATAGGGGACAATTACGGCGCCTTTCATCCATGGAATTACAGTGATCGGGATATTGTGCCAATGGGGACCATTAATATCTCGGATTTCAAGACCGGCCGAAAGATCGAACGGCCTCATACTTCCCATCTGGGCCATTTCAAGAAGACCATCGAAATCATCCGGCTGCGGGCGATGCAATTAGGATCAGTCAAAAAAGTCATTATTATTTTTTATCCAATTTGACCGGTTAAGGTATTATAGGTGAATTGCGCCTTCTCAAAACCACGGGGCTCTAAAAGAAGCGATTCGATGAGGGCTCGCCATTGCATAACTCTCGATCCGAGAGAGTAAAAACTATCAGCGTAAAGTTTTTGAAATTCTAGACCCTTTTTAGCATCATCATAATTATCAATCACATGGCTAAGACATTGATGGATCATCGAAGCGTGCTTTTGCGGGTCTTCTTGAAATTGATACATGATCGTATGATTGGCGGCGGTCTCGAACAAGGCAGCCAAATTATTATGGACACAAACGAGTCCCGCGCTCATGGCTTCCATAAGACATAAGCAAGATGTTTCATTCCAAACACTTGGATAAGCGAAGATATGAGATTGCTTTAGGGTCTCTCTCACTTCCTCATTCGAGACGGACCCATGATAAGTGATACCCGGGGTGTTCCTACAAATATCATAGAGCGGCTCATATTCCTTATCCCGATCCGGCCAATTGTAGAGTTGGAATGAGCTAAAAACATCCAATTGAAGATCCGGGTAAGTTTTTTGTAGCTCTTGAAACACAGGAACCAAAATGGCGAGCCCCCGATGAGGAGTGGGGGTATAGATCAATCGCAAGGGTCCGGTGGGCTTCTCATGCTTCTCAATGGGTTCTATGGCGTTCTTGAGCACGAGACAACGGCTCCAAGGGATTTGATAATATGCAATGAAATTTTGCATCTGCCAATTTGAACAAAATACTAAACGATGAAATTTAACCCACCCTTTATCCTTTAGATAATCGAGGGATGGATCGCCAGGGAGATCATGAATCCAAGCAATACGGACCTTAGTTTCATCAAGCGGGGTTTCGAGCCGGGTAGGGATAATTTGGACTTGCTCTAGAAGCTCTCTTGGGAGACCATCATAGATGCGACGCACCATCAATTCCGTTCCACCATTGGCCAATTTGGTTGCTTCGTTCTCAATTAGATCGATATTATTCACTATGGGTTCCCTATTATTAAAATTTTTCGGAAGGGTAGAAAAAGGCGAGAACCTCTCGCCTTAACTTTTTGCCCTAGTGGTGAACCACTTCACAGCCTACAACCTCGGACCCATGAAAAAGGTCCGGGTTTTTTTGAAGGTCATGAACGTATGCATCGCATAGACCCGCATCTTGTCGATCTTGATGCCAATAATAAGTGCCCACCAAAATTAAAGCAAGCCCCATAACCAAATCAAGCCATCTCCATCCGCGTCTCATTTCCGTGTCCTTTAAATGGTTTCTACCACCTGGCAACTTATCACAGATTCAATATGAAAACTTCTCCATCCTTTGGCGTTGATATCCCAAACCTTGATAAGGGATGTCTCACCTTCTCGCTCTTTGATCGCTCTTTTGGTACTATCAATAATGGCTTTAACGAGAATGTCAAGGCCTTGTAAGGTAGGTGGATTTTGGCCTATCGTCTCAGAAATATATTGCATCCATTTCTCGGGGATATCCTGGCAATATTCTATCGTTTGATCGTAAGTCCAAGAGACCATATCGGTTTGTTCTTTGAGCTTAAATGGGGGCACGATATTTTTTGAAAGGGTGCAACGCATCGTGCGCATCGATCCATCATCTTTACGAAAAATCACTTCCAAGACATGACTATGCAAGTCTTGAACAAGCTGGGTATAATTACTCATTTGAAAACCTTATTAAATTGGTTGAATGGGAGTTTTATTTACTGATGGATCTGTTTTGATAACTTTATTAGTAGTATGTAGATGAGTAAACCGATTATTATGATAATGTTTTAAATGATGTAAAATGTGATGATGATGGTGTGAATAATTATTCCAACAAAAAAACAAAAAACATTTAGCCTCTACCGGCTGTGCCATAAGAAAGAAAAATATCATAGATATTTGCATATATCTCATTGGCGCTTTAATCTTGAATTCAATTCTTCAATTCTAGCATTTATGGTTGCTTTTAATTCTTCTAATTCTTCTCTTCCCATTTTTGAAGAATCAAGAGCCTTGATACTATCCTGAAGACGAATAATTTCTTTATCATATTCCGCCCATTTATTCATATTTTCTTGTCTAGGAACTATGGTTTTTAAAGTTTCTTTTATTAATGTAATATCGCTTCGGATAGGATCAAAAGCCAAATTTGACATACCAACCATTATAGTAATAAGAACACCAAAAATAATAGCTAATCCTACCCAGTTTGGTTTTCCACTTTGTAATATTATGTTTTGTAGATCATCAATTTTTTTTGAAAATTCACGATGATCCATTTTTATTTCTTTTATATCTTCACTTAAATGTAATATTTTTTCTCTTAACACCGCAGGATTATCCCAAATTTCTTTTTCTTCGATTAATTCATCTGTCATTCCCCGTCCTTTTGGCAGAGTATCTTGGGGTAGGTTTTTTCTGGAATAATAAGAGAAGCAGCAAATTGTTGACCCATAATACCACACACGGCCGGTTTAACTTTCATCTTTATGGCTTTTTTTAAAATTGTAGAAGGAGCATCAATAGTGCATTTATGCCAATCTGATCCAGAAGAACAGAAAAGCACAAATGCAATCACCATTTTTTCCATATTAGTCTCTACCTAGAAAGATTATTCGAATGATTCCAAGGACAAAGAAAGATAAAAAAAGAACGGCCGCGATATCGATCCCAGCATAGATATGATCTAGACTAGCGATATCGAGGACGTAATCTGTCATTGCTTTACGAAAATTCCATTGATCGGGATGCCATTAATATTCGGTACAGTGGCCTTCTTGAGGGAAGACACAGGTGGTGTAGCAGCAACGGCCTTACAGATCGCATTGGCGATTGTGGTTCCCGTGCCCAAACCAGCCTGAGCTTGAATATTTCCAGCGGTAATCAATTGGGTAACGGTTTCGGCAGTTGGCAAGAATGAGCAAGCGGCCATTGCGTCCTGCTGAATTTGGGTAATTAGAGCGGCGGAAGTTGAAGGAGTACATGAGGCAAGAGCAATTCCAAGACCAGCACAACTAACAATAGAAAGAATCTTACGGAACATATGTTTTCCTTTCGTTTCGTTTGGTATGGTTATTTATTAATTATGTATATTTTCCTGTGAATACTCCGGTTTTTGGGTCGTAAAGAGATTGTCCGTGGGCCGGTAGATATAAAAAACCACCTATAGCATTAGGATTTTCAACTCTTACTACATTCTGTGCGCCGAATTTCACAATAAATGTGTATAGTTGCGGAAGAACTATAGCGGCAACCTCGACACCATTTTCCGCTATTATGAGTTGCGGCCATATCATAGAAGATACTTTCAAAAACGTTTCTAATACACTAGCACCGGCTACTATCTCGGCTTGAACATTCTCGGCTATCCAAGCTTTATGAAAAGCCGCAAAGTCGGCATTTAAAGGTTGGAGAAAGCCTAAAGCCTTGGTGATATTATCAGCTTCGGTGGCGGCACTTGCCGATCCCCCGAGATGAAGAAAACCAAGGATCGTGTTTAAAATTGACATCTATTATTATTCTTTCGTGCCATCCGCATTGAAACCAGGAGGCATCGGGGCGGGAGAAGTTGTTTTAAATATCGAGGTGATCGATACGGCTCTGAGCCCCGCATAGAACACGGCAAGCCCTGCGGCCGTCCATCCGGCTTTTGTGGGGCTATTTACTAACGTCACCCAATCGAGGCCCTGAGCGGCACCTAAAGCGGCAACAATGATGGAAGCAATAATGGTCTTATACCCCGGCACGGTAGCCTGGAAATACGCTAAAATTTTTGAAAACATTTTTATACCTTTTTTATAGCTTTGACGGGAGCCGAACCCATTTTAGATAATTCGGCTATCAGATAATCTCTTAACTTTGGGCCATAAAACGCGGCGGCTTTTGGTTCATTTTCAACCAACCAAGTAAGGGAATTATTTAGTACGGCATTTGAAGTTTCTATGGACATGGTTTGTCCCTTGACTGCGTTCTCCGTTGTAGCCAATCCATAATTTATTGCATTTAAAATAGTTTGACCGGCGAAAAAACGAACTAATCCGTTTGTTACAATAATCGGAAGCAATATTCCCGCCGCCGAAATAATAAGCGGTTGGAAAAATACGATGGCATTATAAATCCATAAGCCCCAGGGGATTACGATTGCTTGGCCCATTCTGGGTTCTCCTTAAAAAAATCATTATATTTAATTTGCTCGTTTCCGATCAAAATTAGAGGGACGATTTCCGCCTCGGGAAACCGATATTTGAAGCCATCCATTGCGATATCTCGATAAATCATAATCTCTTTGAACTTCACTTTATGTTCATTTAAGCGGTCCTTAACCGCTTTACAGGCCGCACATGTGGCCATTGTATAGATCGTTATTTCTTTCATAGAACTTGGCTCCATCTGAAAATGATCCACACCATATTTGTAACCATGATTGCGAGAACTATTCCTATTGAAAAACCCCATTCCCATGGGGTCACTTCTTAAAACCTCGTCTTTTATTCATACCATCCCTAAGCTGAGTAACTGCGTCTTCTAGGGCACCGCTCTCATGTGCCGTAATAAGAGAATCGATCACCCCATCGAAAAGCTTTTGATAATGATCATCAAATAGTTTTATCTCATATTCATTTATAACGCATTGTTGATTAAAAGTGAGAGCGGAATCCCGAAAATTAATACAGCTTTCCGCCAATTCATAAATGGCTTGGCGAGCCACCGCTTTTTCGTATGTAAGTTTGTTTTCTAACGCAGGTAAATTCTTCGGCTTTGGAATATTTTTGCGTCTAGGTGTCGGCATTTTGGACCAAGTGATGGAGACCCCTTGCACTAATCCTTTTACCCACAAAACCATTATAAAATTCACCCGGTTTGAGAACAACATCCCATTCCATTTGAAGTTTAAGTTCTCGATAATTCATTTCTGCCTTATTCTTACACAGAAAAAGAATTTCTCTCGTGAATTTATCCTCCCCTTGCTCCTTCACATCCCTTTGCAGTTCTAATGATGATCCAAAGTATTTATTCCATGTGGACTCCGTAAGGATTCGTTTGGTTTTTCCTTTGATAGTTTTCTTACGAAGTGAACGGAAAAGTTTTTGTCCTACATATCTTCGGCCAGTAACAATACATGTGATAATGTAGACGAAACCGGTAAAATCGGCCGTTTCTTCCTGGGTGATCTTTTTACCTAGATAGGTCCAATCCATGCACCTATTTAAGGATTATGATGATGTCGTCTCATGACTTCGGAAGATAATTGCACGACTTTGTTTTCCAGCCGTTCGATCTCGACCTTTAATCTTTCGATCTCAGCATCCTTTTCATCGCCCTTTGGCCATGTCGGATCATTTGTGAGATATCCCCACCCTTCTTGTGGAAGTCTTTCATTAATTTCTTTTGTCATATGAAACAACCTTCAGAATGTCCAGCACATGCAAGAGTTTGTGTATTTGTTGTCATATCTTCATGCTCATATTCTGAGAGATCCTTCCAATTGATCTTGGAAGGCATTGTAGCCAAGAGAGCTTCGTATTCTTCTTTCGTGCAATCAGTGAACGGCGCCTGCTTATAGATATGGCCGCTCTCATCTGCCGGGAGGAACGAAATACCACTTACCCAGTCGAAATTTTTGTAGACCCAAGAACCAACCGAAAGCCATTCACTTTCCCTAACCGAGATCGTCACGGATGGTTTATGTTCACAATAAAATTCTTGATAAATCTTCCACAATTCGAGGTGATCAATAGCCGA